GGAGGTCACGTTAGGGGAAGACACAGGGAAAGCCTCTGCACCACCTGTTAGACTGTCTGTCGCACCTGCGCCAAAAAAGTCTTTAGTTCCTGAAACAAGACTATCCCACTGTCCTGAGATAGTCGTTGGGCCTGCATAACTGCCAGCAGAAAACGCTTCTGCGCCACCTAGTACACCTGCGCCAATACCTGCGCCAACACCGCCAATCGCACCAACTTTTAGAGAATCAACAACACTTTTCCCTGCTAACATTGAAGAACCAAAACCGCCGACAAAGCCACTTACTGCAGCTACACCTGCAACTGAGGTAACCCCCAATACGCTTGCTGCCGCAGGTCCTAAGAAGTAAGAAAGCGCCACTGCTGTAACAATTCGTCCGACAGGAGATTTAACAAAGTCAGTGACACCCTTGACCACGGATTTAACACCGCTGACCACGGCTTTTGCAGCACCTTTAAAGACGTTACCGACAGCTTTTCCAATGCTTCCAAGATTAAAGAACTCAGGTAAGCCTGTTTGTGGATTGATTGTGCCACTGCCTCCGTTGCGACGAAGCATGCGTGCTTCCGCAGGTGTTATATGTGCCAACATGGTATCGCCATTGCGACCCATTTTAGCTAAGCCTTTCGCAATTGGATTAAGCTGTGCAATACCACCTTGAGCAAAGGCTCGTGGCGCTTGTTCAGGCATCACTGCGCCCATTGGCAACGAGCCCAAACCTTCTTGTTCCATGCTCATATCGGGGGCAAAGGATGTATTGACTTGATCCAGAGCCAAGTTTAACGCTGCAAAAAAGCTTGCATCAAACTCAGGAGGCAAAAGTTCTTCAGGCACACCTTCAGCTAAGAAGTCGGCACGTATTTCTTTATAGTTTGCAGGATCTGTTAATACCGAATCAACCACTTCACCTATTGCATCCACTATCTCGGGAGGCAAATTAGCTGCTTTGAGTGTGTCTCTTAAACGCTTAAGTTCAGCAGGATCTATCTCCTCGCCTGCCTTTAAGACTTCATTGCCGAATTCAACGGGATCTATCTGCGCACGCGCCTGTTCAAAGGCTGCCATCTGCGCTGGATCAACGTTTAACTCTGGAGCGCCTTGGGCGCCCATTTCAGGCGCTCCTGAAAGCGCCATTATTCCTTGCATCGCTTCTGCCATGTTTGTACCTTTCCAGTTATAGCCAGTGACCGCATAGGGGTCGCGCGCCGGGAAAGGACGCGGAGATAGGCTAATTATGCTTCAAAACCCTAGTTTCTGTCTACTAAAAGCGCACTTGCCACGACATATACGTCACTATTTGACGAGGTTATCGTCAATTCGTCCGCCGCTTCAAGAATTAGTGGTCCAGAACCCGTTTGGGATAATATATCGATATATTCTTTAGTAGTAATTGTTTTCAATGGCACCAAGAAATGCGTACCCACTCCGCCAGGAGAAAACGTAAGTGTAATATCAGCGTCCAAAGTGTCGTTGTTCGCGATCCAAATGGACTTAACAATAGCTGTTGTGGCAGCAGGTACGGTTAAAACCACTTTAGGCACAGTGGCTGATAACGTTTGGGGGAAGCGTTTATAGGCGTTTGACATTATTGACCCAAGAACCAAGTTTGTGCCTGATCCTTATTCTCCGTGACAATAGGGGTGTAAGTGCTATTCAGTTGCAATACAATTTGTTCAAGAGATCGGACAAGTTGGTTAAATGTCTCAGGACTGTATTGCACAGGGGCTGCATTTGGAAGACGTAAATTGAGTATCTTACTCATGATTTTTTTTCACCTCGCGCCGTCCGGTTGAGCATCTATTCTTAACGTACCAAAGCGCCAGTTTGTGTTCAAATCCGTGCTTTCAATAATGAGCTGAACCTGCCGTCCACGCGCCCTTGTATCCACCTTTTGAGTGGTAGGCGTGATGATGTACGGATCTAAGGAGCTTGGACTAGCAGAAGCCTGTGGATAAGGTCTAAGAAGTATCCGTACAGTCAGATTGCCTATCTGGTTTTTAAAGTCTGGAATAAAACGCTTCATAAACAACATTTGATCCCCGTCTCCAAGGTCAAAGTAACCAGACACAATATAGGCATAAATAGCCGTGCCATTACCATCAAACCCGTCTTCTTGGTTATAGACAATACTTCTGCCTGCAGTCAATCCTTGAATCGTGGTCAGGGAGTCTTCTTGACTAAATTCTAAGTACTCAGTAGAGATTGGTTTATCATAAGTTCCGACATCGGTCCACGTACCGCGGGCCATGGATCCAATTGACCAAACATTTTCTAAATAGTTATATGTTACATATCTATCAATATAATCAGCCGTAAAAGAGCAATACCACCATGTAATTTCGTTAAATTGATTATTTACGCCAGCATGGAACTTTATACCTTGGACAATATTAATGTCTTTAAAGACGTAGTCTTGTACGGTACATGGCATTTTTTTAACCGTACCATCAAACATGTAGAACGCTTCAGGGCCCATCCAAAAGGCAATACCATTCACGTCTACTGCAGTATGAGACCCTAAACACCCACAGTTAGCGCCTAGCTGTTGGAAGCCAAACACAAAAGGTGGCCCTACATATTGCATGGCATGAAGAGAGGTATCTGTGAAAATCAATATCTGACCACGCGAACGTACAGCTGAAATAATGGTACTGCCGTCCGTTAACCGCTGACCCCCTGCCGTATTGGTCGCAGACTCAACAAACTCATTAATATTTTCTTGATCAGAAAACCTAACAAACATCGGATCTAATGTAGCGGGAACACCAATGGTAGACTCCGTGCCAAAACAAACAAGGTGTCTGTCGGGGGTAGAAACAAGTGCATATTTACTTTTCGTGGGAGCGCCTGCAATTGCTGTGGCTCGATTTCCTAACCCCAAAGAAGTATCATATAAGTAGATACCCCCGTCTAAAGCCTGACAGATCACATCTTCTCCGTATGCATCTAACTGCCAAATTCTAGGGTTTATATTGATAGAGGCGCTTGAATCGCGAGGCGTACCCCAAGTATTAGTTCCCCAAGTACCTATGCCCCAGCCAAAGTCCGCATAACCGACAGTCGCGCCTGTGTTAATCTGATAAGTAGCAATCGTTGCCACTCCGCCATCTCCTGTGTCAGATGCATTTGCAACGATAGGAGAGGTGATCTCATATGTAGTGGCGCTCGTCACTAACGTAATCTCATACTCTTGGTTTAAAACAGGAGCGGTAATTACCCCACCAAGCGACACGGCGTCACTAAAGGTAACAAAATCCCCTGTAATTGCCCCATGCGCTATTTGGGTAACTGTCAAGATCCGCGAACCGTTGACCGCAGCAAATGTTGCGTCACCCGCGGCTGACGTAGCGCGGATCGGGGTTATATCTCCCCAAGTTCCACTATTGAAAACGTAGAGCTTTCGATTGGTTCCAATAATCAGGCTGGCTGTACCATCAAGCGCATTCCATGTAAAAGCGTCTGTAGCAAGACCAATAAGGTTCACAGGGGTTTGTTCGAAGTATTTCCATCCCCCTATTTTCTCAGGTAAACCATAACGAAAGCGTATATAATCTCCATCCGTCCACCCGCCTTCAGCACCGTATTCAGTGTTTTGCTTGTCAATTCCAGGCTGTAGTGCTAGACGGATATATGGCATATTATGACCTTATTTTGACGTTCATTTTAGCCCATCTTGACTAAAATAGTCTATTAACTTAGCGTACTTAGTCTGGCGATCATCAAGCCCGTGGGTACCCCCATTAATGCGTTTTGTCATGCCTACCACATTTTGGTTATCAGCGAGCGCGTTTAATCGATTTACGTTCCAAAACCATCCTGCTGACTCTGATGCATACTTAGGTTGTTCAACGATACTTGGCTCAAATGTAGCTGTGTTTTTACAGGCTGTTGAGTACGCAATATAGTTGTTCTTGCCAGTTAATTGCATGAGTCCGCGACCAATATATAGCGCCCCGTCACCCGACGCTTCATCGGCGTTACCCATCCTATTGGAATAAGCGCGGTTCGCGATCCGCTCTGGGTTTCTCGCGTACCGTTGTGCTATTTCAATAGTAGGAAAGTGCTTGGGCCACACCCGCATGAGGCTCGCAATGGAGTAGTTCAAGTTCTCTTTAACAAACTTAAAGCCTCCCGATTCGTGGGCCACTTGGCTTAAAAACCCTGCAATCCTAAACGGATCGTTGATCTCGAACCGCTCACAGGTTTCATCTAGTGCATCTGCCCAAGTGTCCGCTAGTTCAGAGGTTGTAACTACGCGCAGTAGTTCTG